AAGGGACTGCTCCAAGGCGATATCGCTCAAGTGGGGGGACAAGATGGCCCAGTTTATAGGGGAGCAGATAGACGGGAAGGCACCGATACAGATATCAGGCCCAGGGGGCGGCCCCATAGCCCTCACCAACCAGCGGGTTAACCTGTCGAAGTTCACAGACGAGCAGCTGGAGCAGTGGCAGAGCCTGATGGAGATAGCGAGCGAGGACGGGGATGAAGGTTGACCCGTACTGCAAGAACTGCGGACAGATGGGCCACTACGACAGCCAGTGTCAGGGGTTCCATATGCCCATACCGAGGATACTGACCACCGTTAAGTCACGCGGGCGTGACGGTAAGATACGCGAGCGAGTCATTGAGGATACCGCGACCGTCACAAAGCGTGACGCCATACCTCATTGCCCAACCTGCCGATGCGGTGGACCCAAGTCTCAGGCCGATAGAGCGCGGGCATACCGAGCGAGGAATAAGAAGTGAGACAGGACCAACTGGCCCAATTCCTAGCCTACCACCCAACCCTCAAGGCCGATATCGACGCCGAGCTGGCCTCCCGCTCTTTGTATCACTTCGTCAAGGCGAGCTGGCCGATAGTCCACGCTACCGAGCCGTTCGTACCCAACTGGCACATACAGGCGATCACGGACCACCTACAGGCCGTCGTTAAGGGGGACATCCACAATCTGCTGATAGAAGTCGCCCCTAGAATGACCAAGTCGGTCCCGACCTCTATCTGTCTGACCCCATGGACGTGGCTCCAGGATCCGAGCTTCACGTTCATCTACGTATCGTTTGCCATCCACTTGGCATCCGACCACAGCACCAAGGCCAGGCGTATCATCGAGTCCAACTGGTATCAGCACTACTTTGGGGACCGGTACAAGCTGGCCTATGACCAGAACGCTAAGCTGAAGTTCGCCAACGACCACACCGGCAGCAGGGAGGCGTTCGGCATGGGTGGCGTCACAGGAGCGGGCGCTAAGGCCGTCATAGTCGATGACCCCAGCGACACCAAGGACTGGACCTCCCCGACCAAGATGAAGACCACCATCGAGACCTACGACTCATCGATCCACAAGCGGGTGAACAACCCCAACGACCCCCGGCGCATCGTCATCATGCAACGCATCAGCGACAAGGACCTGGCCGCCCACCTCCACCGCCAGGGTGACTGGGAGGTGATAACGATACCGATGGAGTACGACCCCAAGCGGAGCAAGGTGTCGTCTATCGGGTGGAAGGACCCACGCAAGCAGCCGGGTGAACTCTTGTGCCCTCGGCGGTTCAGCCGCGAGGAGGCCGAGAAGGAGAAGCAACGAACCCCACGGATATACTCAGCCCAGTACCAGCAAGCCCCGGCAGCCGACGAGGGGGCGATATTCAAGAGGCAGAACTGGCGACACTACGCCGAGCCGCCGCAGGAGGCCGTTAAGAGAATGTCGGTGGTGATACAGTCATGGGACCTGACCACGGGAGGCATCGACCCGGGGACTTCGAAGGTGGCCGGACAGGTATGGGGGAAGATAGCGGGGAGCGAGAACATCTACCTGCTGGACTCCGTCTACGAGTTCATGGACATGCAGCAGACCTTGGACCACATAACGGCGATGACTCTTAGGTGGCCCCAGGCACGAGCCAAGGTGATAGAGAACAAGGCGGCAGGGCCGGCAGTCATCGCCTTGCTCAAGGACCGTCTGTCAGGGATCGTGGCGTGGCCTCCACAAGGGGAGAAGATGTCAGACAAGATCACCAGAGCCTATGCCGTCCAGCCGTACCAGGAGGCACGCAACCTGATACTGCCGGATACCCGATACGCACCATGGGTGGATGAGTGGATAGAACTGGCGGCGGCATTTCCCGAAGGAGAGTACGACGACACGATAGACGCCATGACACAGGCGATATTGTACCTAGAGCGTGCTCCTAAGTCGGCGGCACCTACGGGAGTCGGAGCAAGCGCGAGGTGGTTAAGATGAGCTTAGATGTATATTTGCATTTACCGGGCACAAAACGGCATCTAATGGCACAAATATATGTGCGCGAAGATGGCCAGACGCGAGCCATTTCGCATGAAGAATGGGACGCAAAAAATCCCGGCCGAGAACCCTATACTTGCGGCGACGGTGACGAAGAAGATGACACAGTATTCGACCTTAACATCACTCACAACTTAAGCGTGATGGCGAGTGAGGCCGGTATTTACAATGCTGTTTGGCGACCGGATGAAAACGGAATTACGCAGGCAAGGCAGTTGATCCCAATCCTGGAGAACGGAATAGCAAAGATGGAGGCCGATCCGGAACGCTTCCGTAAACACAACCCGCCCAACGGTTGGGGTAATTATGAAGTTTTTTTGCCGTGGCTAAAAGAATATTTAAATGCTTGCCGCATGTATCCAGACGCCACGGTAAGTGTGAGTCGATAGTGGCTACGCTGATCAACCTCTACAACGAGCTATCGACCCTCACAAACGCCCTATGCAGGGAATGCGCGATACCGTTTAACTGCTGTGAGGCTGCGGGATGCGAGCAGGCAAAGGGATGGGCCAGGGCAATCCACCATGTCATCCTACAGGAGCACAACCGAACGGAAACGCCGTACCTGACACCGTATGGCTGTAGTGTAGAACCCCATCACAGGCCGCTATGCACATTCTTTTTATGCCCAGAGGCTAAGACCAAGGCACCACCTAGATACATGGAACTGAGAGCCGAGATAGCAAGAATGGAGAGTGACAGATGGCGGACCAAGACAGACCACAACCCCTAAGCATCGACGAGATAGAGTCAGAGCAGAAGAAAAAGCCAGTCAAGCTGTGGTCCAGCCAGCCCATACCGACGGCGGTGGGGAACACCGGCTGGTCGCTGGGGAAGAGTAAGACCACGTACAACAGGGACGACGAGGACTGTCCCGACGGGGCGACGGTGGGGGCAAAGCTGAGCCGCTGAAAAACATTCTCTTTGCCCATCCCGTACCGTGGTGATATACCTCGGCACAAATGCACCACTACTGGATGCTCGCCAACCGAGCACTGGAGTACCTTCTGCGGGACCCCGACCTGGGGCGCAACATCGTCAGGACTGAGATCATCAGCGAGTTCATGGAGGAGCGAAGCCCCTGCAACAGGTGGGGGAGCATGTGCGAGGAGGAGCCGGAGCTGTTCTACGCCACCATGATAGCCAACGCTAACCACTACAGGGACGCATAGATGGCTGAGGCACCCACCAAAAAGCCCACGATGTTCAACGAGATCGGGGGGACCGGTCTCAACATCTACACCGGGTATAGCTTACAAGAGGACTTCCAAAGAGAGCTTCAGGGGGCAAACGGGGTAAGAATCTACACCGAGATGGGAACCACCCCCATAGTCGGGGCCATCCTGTTCGTCCTGGAGCAGATGATAGCCCAAGTAGAGTGGAAGATAGAGCCTGCCACCGAGGACCCGTCCGACCAGGAGCCAGCCGACTTCATCAAGGGGGCCCTGTTCGAGGACATGAACGTGTCATGGGCAGACAACCTGTCCGAGATATGCTCCATGTTCCGCTACGGGTGGCACTGGGCCGAGGTGTGCTACAAGCTGCGTCGCGGGAAGACCGACTCTATCACCCAGCCGTCATCGAAGTTCGACGACGGGCTGATAGGGTGGCGCAAGTGGGCACCCCGTGGGCAGAACACCCTGTACGGATGGGACATTGACGAGTCTGGCGGGATACGGGCCATGATCCAGATGCTTCCCAACGAGCCGAGCAGGGGGCAGATATTCATTCCCATCGAGAAGTCCTTGCTGTTTCGGACCAAGCTAGACCGCAACAGTCCTGAGGGTATCAGCATACTGAGGTCGGCCTATGCCCCGTGGTTCTACGGCAAGAGGATGCAGGAGATCGAGGCCATCGGGGTAGAGCGCGACCTGGCGGGACTACCTACTCTTACACCACCGGATGGAGTAGATCTGTGGAACAGGAACGACCCGGAGGCGGTGGCAAACAAGAAACTAGCCGAGAATATGGTGCGGTCCATCCGCAGGGGTGAGAGAGAGGGAGTGCTGATTCCGTTTGGTTGGAAACTAGAGCTATTGGCCTCGGGCAGCCGGCGTAACTTCGACGTGTCGACGATCATAAACCGCTACGACACCAGGGTGGCCCAGAGCTGCCTGGCCGACTTTATATTCCTGGGTAGCGGCAAGACGGGGAGCTGGGCGTTATCATCGGACAAGACCGACATGTTCGTCCTAGCCCTGGGGGCGTACCTGAAGCGAATCAAGGAGACGATAAACCGCCACGCCATACCTACCCTGCTCGATGTGAACGGGATGGACTACGAGGACCCACCCAGGCTTGACCACGGGGACATAGAGACCCAGGACCTAACCGAGCTGGCCACCTACCTGACGGCCCTCAACACCATAGGGGCGATATCGTTTCCCGACCTGGACATGGAGAAGCACCTGCGAAACGTGGCCGACCTACCCCAGATGTCGGAGGAGCAGCAGCAGGCCGAGCAGGACATGATAGACAGCGGGCAATTGATGCAGCCACAACAACCGACACAGCCCCAGCCTAAACCCAATGGTCAGGCGGGACGGGTGATGACAAAGCGGGTGGCGTGGAAGAAAATGAACGAGCTGCGCGAGATGATGAAGGCGCAGAAGAACGGAGCGCAAGAATGAGAACTATCGAGGTCCGCCCATTGGGTATCGGTCTTATACTGGTGATACTGGCGGTTATCTGTTTCGCCTTGGCCACCATGAGCGCACCGAGCCTGGGCAGGATAAATTGGATGGCCCTTGGTTTGTTCTTCTGGGCGCTAAGTTCGATTATTCCCTAAACGGACACGGAGGGACTGATGTATATCATTCTTATTGTGCTGCTTGTGTTGCTGCTGGTGGGCGGCTTACCCAACTGGGGTTACCACTCATACGGATGGGGGCCGTCGGGCATGGTGGGGGTGGTCGTGGTTGTGCTACTGATTATGATGCTGATGGGCGTGCTAAGATAAACCTACAACCGTTTCTAACAGGAGGACTTTATGGCAAATGAACATTCGAGCGACAGGGCGCAGGCCGAGCAACAGCTACAGCAGGACAAGGTAGCCTACCAGGACGAGCTTCGGGCCGAGGGAGTAGTCGAGGGAAGCGACGAGTGGAACCAGAAGACAGACGCGTGGATGGAGGAGCACCAGGCGGCTCTGAGAGAGCAGTTCCCCCACGGTGACGAGGATCAGCCCCAGACACGGGAGCGCAAGCTGGCCGAGATCACCCCGCCATCGGAGACCAAGGTCAAGCTCGAGGGCGAGGCTATGGCCAAGGTGAGGGAGTACGCCAAGGGGGTGGACGAGCGGACCAAGAAGCTGGCCAAGAACAAGGACCGCCAGGACCAGATGGACAAGCTGAAGGCCGAGCAGGCCGAGGCGGACGACAATGAGCGCATTCAGAAGCAGGTGGCCAACCTGGAGACCCGACACCAAGACGGGTCGTTGACAGACAGCGAGCTGACCGAGCTGAAGATGCACCCACAGCACGTGAACATCGGGTCGGGCCACGGTAACCCGGCGTAATCAATTTTAGGCATGGAGCAACTTGTGCCGCGCCTACGGACTAACACAGGAGCGTTTGGGCGAACGGGAGCCATGCCTAAATTATGACGCAGTACGATAGGATAACCTCTCAAGCTGAAGTCATACGTGAATTCACTGTAGCGATTAAACGTCAGTTCATGGAGACAAAGATGCAGGACGCGCAACGTTATGCGGGAATGCCAACAGCCGTTCGGCCTGAGACAATAACAGGCAGGCTAGAGCAGGTGATAAAAATCCTTGCTGAGGCCGAATCGCAAGCGCAGGCAGCAATGGAGAAACTGACAGGCTCTTATATGCGGCTCGACTTGCAACAAGAAAAAATGGCAGAGCAACCCACCGATAGTGTGGCGAGTCGTTTGGTCGATCTGAGTGCGCGGGTGCAAAGACTCGCCACTGCCATAGACAACCTGAATAGCAGTATTTGAAAAATGACACGCTTCGAAGCACTTCGAAGCACTTCGAAGCGGAATATCGTGGAGTCGTAGAAGCGGTAATATTAATTCACTAACGAGGAGACATTTATGGCACAGGGAACACACGGTAAGGCAGGGGCGCAGTGGCAAAAGCAGGCCAATCATTTTCAGGCTCTGATCACATCGGCGCAGGCCGTAGTGGATGATCCCAACAGCACAGATGAAGAGAAGGCCGACGCACAGCAGACGATCACCGACATGCAGAAGAACCTGCAGCGGCTATCGGACAAGTACGGCGTGACGCCCACGGCTTAATGATTTTCTCCTCAGCACTGCTAGAGTACGCCAACCTATTCCCGGCGATCCGCATTGCAAAGGCCGTGGATCGCCGGACCCTCCGCGCCCTAGAAGCACTGGCTAGGCGAATGGAGGCACCGTTGAGGGAAGGGTTTTTAGCCGCCGTTCGTAGCGCCCGTAGTCAAGCCACCTTGCAGGTACTAGAGCAGGCGATGAGGGCCATCGACCCGGCAGCGGCGATCAGAGAGGCCACGGGCGGGCTAGAGTTCAGGCAGATGCGCGACACCCTGGCCGACATAGTGGAGGCATCGGGGGTGAAGGCCACGGCGGCCCTGGGGGCCGTAACGGGCGAGGTGCTAGGGTCGTTCGATGTCACCAACCCCCACGCTATACAGTACGCCAGGACAGAGGTTGGGTCGATGATACGGGACATCACCGAGACCACTATGGAAGGTATTCAGGCGGTGATAGGGAACGCGATAGAGGTCGGGGTTCCACCACGGTTAGCGGCGGTCCAGATACGGTCGATGATCGGGCTAACAGAGCAGCAGACCAACTGGGCGATGAACTACGAGAACCGGTTGCTTGATGTCGGCGCTGTTGATATCGATACGAAGGTACAAAGATATGCGGACAGGCTCCTCAGACAGCGTGCACTCACTATTTCGCGCTCCGAATCACTGCGAGCTGTCAACGCTGGACAACAGGCCGCTTGGAATAGCGCCGTGGACCAAGGTTTACTACCTGCAGATGTCGAGCAGCAGTGGATCGCCAGCCACAACGCATGCAAGCAGATATGCTTTCCGATGGATGGTCAGACAGCCCCCCTCAATGGAGTATTCACGACCGGCGACGGCCGCAGGATAAAGAAGCCACCGGAGAGCCACCCGTCTTGTCGTTGCACAATAGCACTTAGCCTATGACTCAATTTGGTACAAAAAACGGCTGGGAGAAGGAGTTACGAGATTGGACGCCGTTGGAATTGGCGCAGTTATTTCACGAGACCTATGAACGACTCGCATCAACCTACGGATACGAGACAAAGACGGAGACGCGACAATTCGACCCAACTACTCCAAACGGCAAGCTAATGATTGCTACTTGTCGTGTTGTTTTAGACAAGATACTTAAATGAGCCAGTACGAGACTATAAAGTCAGGCCTGCTCGAGGAACTGGAGTCCCATAGACGGGAGATCGAGGACGGCAGGTACAACTGGTTCCAGGTGAAAATATTGCTGAACCGCAACGACATCAGCTCGGTGTTCGAATGCCAGGAGAAGAACAGGGTGATCAAGAGGGCAAGCTATCAGGCGGCGGTGTTCCTGAACGGAAGAGGATAAGGACGAATGGGGTGGGGTTTAACGGCCACGTCCCCGGCGTAGATCCGGCGGCCACCCACCCTATTCTAGGGAGCTGCCCTGGTTGATAATTATACGCATCGCGACAAATAAAAAAAAGGGGTGTTGACGGCGGGCTAAAAGAAGAGTAGTAGCCAATACACAACAGAATTTATTCGGGAGTCCAACCCGAAATGAGACAAAAAGGGCGCTGCGGCAACGTGGCGCTTTTTTTTTATCCAAAATGCCAGCAGGATCAGAATCACACACCTACCACACCGACAAGATGACGCGGTGCATCAGCGACCTAGTGGACAAGGGGCACGACGAGGGGTCGGCCCACGCCATCTGCTACACGTCGCTAGGGGCGGACGCCAACAAGATAGAGAAGTCGGAGGACAGCGACAAGCCCTGCACCATCTGCGAGGCCATCGCCAAAGTGAGGGCCACCCTGCACCCGCCTTCGATTCTCGCCAAGGACAGCAAGCGACGCTACACACTGGGGGTGGTCTATGAGCCTGACACCCTGGATACGGATAACGAGTTCGCCAAGGCTGAGGATATTGAGGTGGCCGCCTGGGATTTTATGCGATCTCTCCAAGGACACGGGGAGATGGCCAAGGCGGGGCTGGACCTTATCTCGAAGATTAAGGACGCCGTGGACTCTGACGACGAGGTCAAGCTGGAAGTCACCGACGAGCTGCTGGAGAAGATCGGCAAGCGCGGGGTGAACGCCATGCACATAGCCGACCTGGACAACAGCGAGGTGGTGGAATCGTTCATCGCCCCGACCGACATGGAGATAGGCGGCCAGAGGGTGAAGAAGGGTTCGTGGCTCGCGGGGATCGTGTGGGACGAGGAGTCTTTCAAGAAGATCGAGGACGGCCACTGGAAGGGCTACAGCATGGGGGGCAGGGCCAGGAAGGCTGCGGTGTGATATGGCGACCCGCCTGTTCGACCTAAAGATTCAGCACGTCGCCGGTGTGGACCGGCCAGCCAACAAGAGGACGTTCCTGGTCATCAAGTCAGAGAAGATAGAGAAGCAGATGTCGATCAAGAAAGAGGGCGACAAGTTCTGCCTGTACGACGGGGAGACCAAGAAGGGCGAGTACGACTCGATGGACGCTGCTCAGGCGGCCAAAGACAAGATGATGTCAAAAGGAGCAACTATGCTGACCAAAGAACAGATCGCGGCCATCAAGGACGAAGAGCTGCAGGCGGCCATCCTCAAGCAGCAGGAGGAGATGCTGGAGATGCAGAAGAAGGCCAAGGAGTCCGAAGAGAAACCTGCCCCGACCAACCCCGACGACGAGACCATCTGGAAGGGGGTCCCTCCAGCCATCCGTAACCGGTTCGAGGCCATCGAGAAGGAGCGCGACGCGTTCGCCAAGAAGGCCAAGGACGAGAAGGACGAGAGGGAGACCGAGTTCCACATCCGCAAGTCCGAGGAGTTCAAGTACCTGAACCTGGTCCCCAAGCACTTCGGCAAGGTGATGAAGGCCGTGGCCGAGAACGCACCCCAGGAGGCCGAGGAGATCTACCGCATCCTGCACGTGGCCGACGGGCTGATCGAGAAGGGCGGGTTCTTCTCTGAGTACGGCAAGGGCAAGGGGCAGAACGGCATCTTACATAGCGGGGACGCGAGCAACATCACCGATAGGGTGAACGCATTGGCCCACGACTACATGGCGGTTGCCAAGCGCGAGGGTAAGGAATTAACCGAGCCCGACGCCATCGTGAAGGTGTTCAACGACCACCCCGACTGGCACACCCAGTGGCGCAGGGAGCAGGTCCAGTCCGTCAAGGTCCAGTAACGAAACGACTCATCTACTTAGGAGGCATCTATGCCAGGCGAACAAACTCTTTTGGCCCGATCATTCGACGTGGCGACCGACCTGACCACATACTCTAACCGGCTCGTGAAGCTGTCGGCTGGGAAGACGGTCACGGTCTGCGGCGCTAACGAGAAGGCCATCGGCCTGCTCCAGAACGCCAAGGACTGCGGGGCCGCAGGCAAGCCCGCCAGCGTGCTCATCTTCGGCATCGGCCTGGTCACGGTCAACGCCAACTCTCCGAACATCGCGGCTGGGGACTTCATCGAGTCCGGAGCAAACGGGGTCGGTGTGCAGTCGGCAACCGACAAGCACAACGCCGTAGGGATAGCCCTGGAGGCCGCCGCAGCCGACGGTGTCCAGATCGAAGTCCTGTTTACCGGACCGTTCACCACGAGCCTATAATTGAATTTTTTAATTCTCTAACTGGAGGCACCACATGCCAAGCCCAATTTCAGCTGATGTAAACTATAACCGGATACTAACCAGCATCAGCATCGCCTACACGAACCAGACCTACATCGCGGATCAGGTCTTCCCGCTTGTGCCGGTGGCGCAGCAGTCGGGGATCATCCCGAGCTACGACAAGAGCTACTGGTTCCGCGACCAGGCCGAGCTTCGAGCGCCGGGAACACGGAGCATCCGTGGCGGGTTCAAGGTGAACATCACCGACACGTACTTCGCCCCGAGGTTCAGCTTCGGGTTCGAGCTGCCCGACGAGGTCAGGGACACCGCCTCCATAACAGGAGCGTTCAACCTGGACCGGGACGCGGTCAACTACGTCACCGAGAAGGGGTACCTCCGGAGAGAGGTGGCCTTCGCCACCGACTTCTTCGCTGCCTCCAAGGGGTGGACAGACAAGACGGGCGGGTCGGACTTCGTTCAGTGGTCGGACTACGCCACATCGACCCCCCTACAGGACATCGAGACATACCGCGACGATATGGAGGGCACAATCGGCAGGGAGCCTAACACACTGGTCATCGGGAAGCAGGTGTGGATACAGCTCAAGTGGCACCCTGACCTCATCGACACCATCAAGTACACCCAGCGGGGTGTGATGAGTCCCGACCTGTTCGGGTCTCTGGTGGAGATTCCCCGGATACTTATCGGCAGGACCATCCGTGTGTCGAGCAACCCCGGAGTGGCAGAGGCCAGCGCCACCTACGTCCGCATATTCGGCAAGGGGGCACTGTTGGCTTACGTCCCACCGGCACCATCCCTGATGCAGCCGGCATCGGGCTACACGTTCGTGTGGAACCGAGTGGCCAATGCGCTGCAGTACATCAAGAGGATGCGCGACGAGGAGGCGGAGTTCGACATTATTGAGGTCTCATCTTATTTTGACCAGAAACAAACCTCTGCTGCTTCAGGGACTTTTCTCGCGACAGCTGTAGTGTAGGATTAGCTCTGCCAACATAAACACGCTATGCCATCACCAAAAAAGAAAGACCCCGAAGTCCCCAAGGAGTCGACCGACGCAAAGTACTTCATCATCGGGCGGTCCCTCCCCGGCGACGCCACCCTGCTGGGGATTCCTGGCGACGTTGGCGCACTGGTCCCAGCCGACAAGTTCACGTTCTCCGTTCCCAAGGAGCGGTTCGACAAGCTAGTGAGGCTTTACAACCTAAGCTCGTACAAGGGCAGCGGGGTGTCGGAGTGCGGGAAGTGCGGGGTCAAGTTCAGCGAGGAGGTCTACCGCGACAACCACGGCAAGCGAAGGCACACCGCCCCGAGGTTCAACATCGTGGACATGGACCAGCTCACCGACGAGCAGAAAGAGATAATCAAGGCCGAGGCTGGACAGCCTGGGCTAAACAGAGGGGACAGGGGGTGGCGGGTCAATCCCCAGGAGTTCCACGTGCCCGACCCGACAGACTCCGAGACGAACAGACAAGATCGTCAGCTCACCGAGGGAATAGACTGGTCGAAGACAGAGGCCAGTCGGAACGGATAAAGGTCTCTTATGTCGATAATGAAAGCATACCGCCAGATCTCCGGCCCGTTCATGCCGATCTCACGACGTGGCGTGATAACGGCCACCCAGTACAAGGCCATGTTCACAACCCCCCAGACTATCGTCGGCGCACCCAAGGCCGGATGGGCCAACGTGTTCCAGGGATTGGTCCTGCACAAGCAGGCTGGAACGGGGTACAACGCCGCCAACAACATAGTGGTCAGGTACACCGACGCGTCGGGCCTGGAAGTTAGCCAGATAGCCACATCGGGGTTTGCCGACCAGTCCACGGTTCAGTCCCGATGGGCCAAGCCCCACACAGCAGCATCGGGGGCCAACACCACGTTGATGGTGGCTGCCTCCCCTCTGGTTCTGCACGTCCTGGTGGCCGACCCGACCACGGGCACGGGAAGTTTTCTCTATCGTGTCTGGTACATGGTCGTCCCGATGGTCCCGTGATGGGTCGCAATGCCGACACTAATACCCAACACCAACATCGTCACTGCGGACGGCAACAAGGTCATAATCGGTGACTTCGGGAACATCGTAGCCGCGAGCTTCATTCTCGTTGTCCTCGCCGCCGCCACGGAAGTCAACGACACCCTAGACGTCTTCGTCCAGTCCTCGATAGACAAAAACACCTACGACGACTTCATCCACTTCACCCAGGTACTAGGCAACGGCGGGACTAAGCAGTACATCGCCTACTGGAACGCCTTGATGGCTCCAGAGGCCGAGATTGCTGCGCCAGCCGACGCCACCATGGCGGTAGGAGTGAAGCAGGGGCCGATTGGCTCGACGTTGCGTGTTAAGTGGAAGGTGGTGGACGCGGGGACGGCCAACGCGAGCTTTACCTTCGCCCTGGCAGCGAACTTCGTAAGGGGGCGCTGATGGGCAGCACGTACTCCAACAACCCCGCATCTACCCCCAAGGACGCCCTGAGGTTCTTGATTAACGACACGGCGGCCCCGTTCCACTTCACCGACGAGGAGCTGGTCTACCTGATAAACGGCCAGGCCAACGTGTACATGGCGGCGGCCCTGTGCTGCGACAAGCTGACCACGATAGTGTCCCAGGGCGGACTGGCCTCGAAGTCGGTGGGCGGATTGTCGGAGAGCTACAGCCAGGGGTCGGTGGCGTTCTACACGGCCCAGGCCAAGGAGTTCAGGCTCATCGGTGGAACACACCAGGTTCCTAGCATCGAGGAGATCAGCCAAAAGTTCTCGTTCAGGCAGTTCGACGGTGTTGGCGGAAGAGGACCGAGGGTGAGGGACGACAACTCACCGCCGCCTAGCGACGAGGAGCAGACGATCTAGATGGCGGCGGGAGCATTTGCTCTCAGATTTTCGGACTGGTGCTATTCACGCATCACACTGGAGCCATTTGATTCATCGGACGCATACGGACAGTCAACCTACGGGTCACCGGTCGCCGACATCCCGTGCCACATCGAGGAGAAAGTTAGGATGATTCGTGACGCCCAGGGGCAGGAGCGGGCCAGCACGACGACCCTGTACGTCATCGGTGGGCCGATAGACCCACGGGACAGGATCACCATGCCGGGATCGTTCAAGGGGCCCAGCCAGCCACCGATACTGTCGGTGAGCAACGTGAACGACAAGGCGGGATTCAGCCACAGCGAAGTTTATCTATGAACATCAGGATCGACATCACGGGTCAGGACAAGGTTATTGGCCGCCTGCGAAGCCTCGGCGGCGACTCCACTCGGGTACTCGCAGCTGCCCTGTACCAAGAGGGAGAAGGTCTCATCGCCGAGGCTAAGCAGGAGACACCAGTTGACACCGGAGCCTTGAGGGCGTCGGGGTACGTGGCCCAGCCAGTGACAGAGAACAGCAAGGTAACGGTCCAGGTTGGGTTCGGCGGTATTGCGGCACCCTACGCTGTTTTCGTACATGAGAACGCTGAAGCAAATCACCCTGTTGGAAAATGGAAATATCTCGAAGATCCTGCGAAACGACGCGCAAGTACGATGGCGGGTCGTATAGCAAAACGAATTGATGATATGGTCAAGAAATGATCTGTCGAATCTGTCAAGAAGAAAAACCTGAGACACGATTTGCTGCTTATGGGAAAAATCGTCGGCGACGACTTGTCTGCATGGACTGTCAGAACAAATGCAAGCGCAATTGGTATCAGAAGAATTTAGAACATGCGCGTGCCTCTAGTCGAGAGCACGCCACAAAGACATATCACCGGAATAGAGAAAAATATCTTGCGAAGATGAAAGAGTGGCGTGAGGCAAACAGAGAATGGCGGAAGAACAATCGCCACGACTGGCATCTCATGCACAAAGCCGCTCAGAATCTCTATGCTCGAAAGTATTATCAGGATCATAAAAAAGAGATCCATGCGGCTCATAAACGATGGCGTCTATCTGATCCGACTTTAAGTAGATGGCATGCGAATGTTCGACATCAGCGATTAAAAAAGGTTCCGGTAAACGATCTTACTCGCGAGCAATGGCTGGCTCGATGTGAGGAGTTTCACAATCATTGTGCCTACTGCTGGAAGACCGGCGTTGAATTAACGATAGATCACATGATCCCGATAGTTGCCGGTGGTTCGCATACTCTGGACAACATCGTTCCTGCTTGCAAATCGTGCAATGCGGCCAAGAGTCATCGGTCGCTTTTAGAAACATTGAGATTGGTTGGATGATCTTGGACGACCTATCCACACTGCTGACCATCAACGGGCTGACCGATGTGTACAAGAGCGCCATGCCCGACGGCCCCGACGAGGCCATCTGCCTGTACGAGTACGGGGGTTTCGGCCAAGTCCGTATGCACGACGGCGTGGCGTGGCGCAACCCGTCCATACAGACGCTGGTGAGGAGCAGGGACTACCAGACAGCAAGAACCAAGATAGAGACGATCTACTCCCTGATGTCCGCCCTGGTGAACCAGCAGGTGGGCGGGACGAAGGTTCTGCACGCCACACCGGTACAGGAGCCGTTCCCACTGGGGCCGGTAGATGCACAAGGGCGAGTCAGACTAGTTGTAAACTTCGACTTCTCGGTAACGTAGGAGGCAAAATGGCGGTCAAGACTCTAGCTGCGGAAATTAAGGACTTGGTAAAGTACCCACCGTTGCCGGTGGCGGCGAACAGCCTTGACGTGGTCGAGACGGCCCCCACGGACACGGCTGGGATAGAGTTCGTGGCCACCGGTCGCGAGGTGGTTATCATCCACAACACCGACGTGGGAGCACAGACGTTCACCCTGGCCTCTGTCGCGGACCCCTACGGCAGGACGGGGGACATAACCACGTACTCGCTCAGCGCTGGAGAGTTCGCGGCTTTAATACCTGGGG